AGCGGATCATCCAAGAGTACGGGCCAGACTCATCACAGTCGCACGTCGAGGTCTACGGGATGTTCCCAAGCGCGGGGGATGACCAGTTCATCGGCTCGGACATAGTGGACGAGGCCATGAAGCGGGAGAAATACAAAGACTTGTCCGCGCCCATCATCATCGGCGTCGATCCGGCTCGCTACGGCGCGGACGCCACGGTCATAGCCGTGCGCCAGGGACGGGATATTATTAACATAACGCGGCATCGGGGCGACGACACGATGACGGTCGTGGGGTATGTGATCGACGCGATTGACGAGTACAAGCCGACGCTGGTGGTGATCGACGAAGGCGGGCTGGGGGCTGGGATTGTGGACAGGCTCAAGGAGCAGCGGTACAAGATTAAGGGTGTAAACTTTGGAAATAAGTCCAAAAACCCGATAATGTACGGAAATATGCGCGCGCAGATGTGGGGTGAGATGCGGGAATGGTTGAAATCTGCTAGTATCCCGACCGACAGGTTCTTGAAGACGGATTTAATTTCGCCTAAAATGAAGCCTGATTCACGTGGAACAATCTTCTTGGAGAGCAAGAAAGAAATGAAAGCACGGGGCTTAGCATCACCAGACGCAGCGGACGCTATATGCGTGACGTTTGCTTTTCCTGTGGCTCACCGCGAGTATACTGAGCCGACTCGCCGCTATAACGCTCAAGACGGCGCAATGCATACATCATGGATGGGCTCATGAAAAAAGTATCTCTATCTGTCGGACGCGGCGAGAAGCTGCCCACATCCAAAGGCGCTGGCCTGACTGCCAAAGGCCGTGAAAAGTACAACGCCGCAACCGGCTCTAATCTTAAAGCGCCAGCCCCAAACCCCAAGACCAAAGCAGATCAGGGCCGCAAGGATTCATTTTGTGCAAGAATGGGCGCAGTAGCGGCCAACGCCAAAGATGGCGAACGCGCTAAAGCTGCTCTTAAACGATGGAAGTGTTGATATGGCTACCAAACCTGGACTGTACGCAAATATTCATGCAAAACAGGCACGCATTGCAGCGGGCAGCAAAGAGAAAATGCGCCCTGTAGGCGCAAAAGGCGCTCCAACGGCCAAGGATTTTAAAGATTCTGCCAAAACAGCGAAGAAGAAATAATGCCGCTCGTCAAATCATCTTCATCCAAAGCCTTTCGTGAAAACGTAAAGGCTGAAGTCAAAGCTGGCAAGCCGGTCAAACAGGCCGTGGCAATTGCGTACGCAGTAAAGCGCAGCGCGCCAGCCCCAAAAGGCAAGAAATAATATGGCTGATTACACCGGCATGGTGGCGGTAGGAAATGTCGCCAACGGTGGCGGCAAAAAGAACGACGACTCCGGCATACTGGCAACAGCGCGCAGCCGTTTGGACATGGCAATATCGGCGCTGTCTGAATCCCGTGAGGACGAGATAGATGACTTGAAGTTTTACGCCGGAAGCCCAGACAACCACTGGCAGTGGCCTGCTGATGTGCTGGCAACCCGCGGCGCGGTGCAGGGCCAGACAATCAACGCCCGCCCGTGTCTTACGATTAACAAGCTGCCGCAGCACGTACGGCAAGTCACCAATGACCAACGCCAAAACCGCCCAACAGGCAAAGTTATTCCAGCCGACGACAAGGCCGACATTGACGTTGCCGAAGTCTTCAACGGCATGGTCAGGCATATTGAATACATCTCGGATGCAGATGTCGCTTACGACACCGCCTGTGAAAACCAAGTCTCCTTCGGAGAAGGCTACATCCGAATCCTGACCGAGTATTGCGACGACAATACTTTTGACCAAGACATCAAAATTGGCCGAGTTCGCAATAGTTTTTCGGTTTACATGGATCCAACCATCCAAGACCCGTGCGGCGCGGATGCCAAGTGGTGTTTTGTAACCGAGGACATATCCAAAGCTGATTACGAGCGGATGTACCCCGACTCAGCGCCCATTACAACCCTGCAAACGCTGGGTGTGGGTGATCAAAACCTGTCTCAGTGGCTCAATGAAGACACTATCCGCATCGCAGACTACTACTACGTCGATTACGACAAAGGCACGCTTAATTTGTATCCTGGCAACGCCACGGCCTTTGAAGGAACGCCCGAAGACAAGCAGTTGCGCGCTATTTACGGCAAACCCAAGAAATCTAGGCAGTCTGACCGACCACGCATCAAATATTGCAAGATAAACGGCTACGAAATCTTGGAAGAGCGCGAGTGGGCGGGTAAATACATCCCGATTGTCCGCATCGTGGGCAACGAATTTGAGGTTGACGGTCGCTTGTACGTGTCTGGCCTGGTGCGAAACGCCAAGGATGCCCAGCGGATGTACAACTATTGGGTATCCCAAGAGGCAGAGATGCTGGCTTTGGCTCCAAAAGCACCATTTATTGGCTACGGCGGGCAGTTTGAGGGCTATGAGAACCAATGGAAGACGGCTAACACGACCAACTGGCCGTATTTGGAGGTCAATCCAGACGTTACAGACGGCGCGGGCGCTACGCTGCCACTACCCCAGCGAGCGCAGCCGCCAATGGCCTCCAGCGGGCTATTACAGGCCAAGGCAGGTGCTTCTGAAGACATCAAGGCATCTACAGGCCAATATAACGCTTCTTTGGGCATGACATCCAACGAGCGCAGCGGCAAAGCCATCTTGGCCCGCCAGCGCGAGGGTGATGTCGGAACGTACCACTTTGGCGACAACTTGTCCCGTGGTGTGCGGTATCTGACCCGCCAACTGATTGACCTGATCCCCAAAATCTACGACACACAGCGCATTGCCCGCATCATTGGCGAAGACGGCGAGACCAGCATGGTCAAGATTGACCCGATGCAGGCCGAGCCGGTCAAAAAGATTGTCAATCAAGAAGGCATTGTAATTGACAAGATTTACAACCCTGGCGTGGGCAAGTACGATGTGGTGGCAACCACCGGCCCAGGCTACGCAACCAAGCGCCAAGAGGCGCTAGAGGCGATGGGCCAGCTACTGCAAGGCAACCCCCAGCTATGGCAAGTGGCCGGTGACCTGTTCGTCAAAAATATGGATTGGCCGGGTGCCCAAGAGATGGCGAAACGTTTTGCTAAGACTATTGACCCCAAACTCATGCAAGACGGCGACAAGCCGCCCGAGTTGCAGGCCGCAGAGCAGCAAATCCAAGCGATGGGCCAAGAGATGGAGCAAATGCACCAGATGATCATCAATGCTGGCAAGTCGATTGAGATGCAGGATATGCACCGCAAGGACTTTGAAGCAACGGTCAAAGCGTATCAAGCCGAAACCCAGCGGATTTCTGCTGTGCAAGCATCCATGTCGCCAGAGCAAATCCAAGACATCGTGCTGGGCACCGTGCATGGCATGATCACTTCGGGCGACTTGGTTAATGAAATGCCAGGGCGGGACATGGACACCGGCCCTGAGATGCCACAAGAAGGCATGGAACAACAACCAATGGGAATGCCACAATGATGTACAAAGCCTGTGATTTTGTCGGGATGCTATTCTTGGCACGTGATGTGGCCCACAGCGTCCATTTGAACACCCGCAGCTACTCCAAGCACGTTGCGCTCAATATCTTCTATGAGCGCATTGTTGGCGCTGCGGACGATTTTGCCGAAGCCTACCAAGGCCGTCATGGCTTGATGGGGCCAATCACGTTGCATTCGGCCACCAAGACGGCCAACATCATCGACTTTTTGCAAAACCAGTTGGATGAGATTGAAAAGTGCCGCTATGACGTAGTGGACAGGACTGATATGTCGTTGCAACAATTAATCGACAATATCATTGAGATTTATCTGCGTACTCTGTATAAACTCCGCTTTTTAGCGTAAGGACACATCATGGAACTCTTAAACCCATTAGCGGACACCAATTTTCCGGCCAAATCCATTACTTACACCGGCACTGCTGGCGTAACTGGTGCATGGCCTGCTGGCGCGCAAGGTGTGGTGGTTTGGTCTGACCAGGCTTGCTATGTGCTGGTTGGCGAAAGCGTCACCGCCACAACATCCAGTACGCCAGTACCGCCGTTCACGCCAATCCCATTTAAAGTGCCTTCTAGCGTTAGCGGCCAATGGCGTGTAAGCGCAATTCAAGTGTCTACAGGCGGCACGATCTATTGCAAACCAATTAACATCCAATGAGTTTTTTTGGAATTCCCATTCGCAACGGGGTCTCAATTGGCCTTGGAAGCATTGTTTCGCTTTTGTCGGGCTATGCGGATGCGACTGTGCAAAGCAATCTTTTAACCGAATCCGATGACAACCTTGTCCAAGAGGACGGCGGTTTGATTCTTTTGGAGTGACCTAAATGGCCGTCTTTCTATCCCCTGTGGGCGGCGCTGCGGCCCAGTTCTTTACCAACAGCGGTGTTATTTTGTCCGGCGGTAAGCTGTACACCTACGCCGCAGGCACTACAACCCCACAAGCTACTTTTACCAGTTCGTCGGGAAATACCAACCACACCAACCCAATTATTTTAGATTCGGCTGGGCGTGTACCTGGTGGTGAAATTTGGTTAGATAACATACAGTACAAATTTCTATTAAAAGATAGCAATGATGTTTTGATTGCTACCTATGACAATATTTGGGGTATTGGTGCGGCAGGCGGTACAGAAGTTAAAGTCCCTGTAATTTTTAACGCTACAGGCACTGGTTCAAATACCACGTTTGCTTTGGGTGGGGTACCAACCAGTGAAAACACTACTAACGTGTACGTTAACGGCGTTTATCAACAAAAGAACACATACTCATTGTCGGGCGCAAGTTTAGTGTTTTCACAAGCACCACCTTTGACTTCAACAATTGAAGTTAATTACATCTAAGGATTGATCATGGCAGATAAAAAGATTTCAGCGCTTCCAGCTTCTACGACCCCGTTGGCGGGTACGGAAGTATTGCCAATTGTGCAAAGCAGCGCAACTGTTCAAGTATCTGTTGCCAATTTAACAGCAGGCCGTGCAATCAGCGCAACTCAACTCACTTTGACCACAGGTAATTTGATTGTTGCAAGTGGTCAAGGCATCGACTTTTCTGCCACATCGCATCCTGCTGGCATGACCAGCGAGTTGTTTAATGACTATGAAGAAGGCACTTGGACACCCACCCTAACAGCATCAGTAGGTACGATTACAACGGTAGGAACTTGCACTGGTCAATACACAAAGATTGGTAGACAAGTTACTTTGTCAATGGATTTGCGTATTACTACCAATGGCATTGCGGCAGGATTTATATCTGTTGGTGGGATACCAATAAACATTGGTACAACTTTGTACGGTGCTGGTTGCGGCAGTGAAATTGGCGTGACTGGAAAATTGATTCAGATCAGCCCAGCAACTCAAACAACTTTCAACCTTACAAACTATGATGGCACATACCCCGGAGCTACTGGATTCAGAGCCGATTTAACTTTTACTTACTTTGTTTAAGGAATAATCGTGGCACTTACCAAAGCAACTTATTCAATGATAAACGGTGCGCCGTTTAACGTGCTTGATTACGCTAGTCTTGCAACAACAGTAACAGCAAAAAGCCCAAGCAATCCTGCAAGCCATTTGTTTACTTCATTTTTGTCTTGGAAGTTGCCTATTCAAGCCGCTTTAGATGCTTGCTATGCAGCAGGGGGCGGCACTGTTGTTTTGCCTAAAAACACAGTACCATACTATATTGATGATGTAATTTTTGTAAAAGACAACACAACTTTTATTTGCGAAGATTTTATTATCTTAGCTGACTACACAACTGGCGGCGGTGCTTTTGGTGCTAACGGAAGCAACATTGTTGTTCAAAATTTGCAGTTAGATTGCAGCAATATCTACACTGGTGGCTCTGGCGAAAACGGTATTGGTGCAGGGGCTGGCGCATCTGGTATTGGTAAAAACATCAAGTTTTCTGGCGGTATTGTTAAAAACTGTAAAAGCGGAAACAATGATGATGGAACAGGAGATGGTGGCAAAGGTTGTCAGATTGAGCCTGGCGATGGCGAGGACATCGTTATTGATGGCATGACATTCAGCAGTTGTTTTATGGCTATGTCAACCATTCGGGACTTTGGCACAACTGATCCCTATTACGGAATTATTTTTTCCAATATTACTGCTGATAATTGCAAAATTCTTTTCTTTGTTCGTCAATCAAATGGTACACAAAGTCAAACTGGTTTGCAGCATTCTGTTCAATTAAATAACTTTTATGCTGTTAACTGTGGCACTTTTGAGGGTGTGATGCAGTTTTCACGCGCTTCAAACGTAATGGTAAGCAATGGTATTGTTGTTGTTGACCCTGCATATTCAGCACAACCGTTGATTCGTGGTAATCATGCAAATTGCACATTTACTAACATTGGTTGGTATGGTGCTACTGGCATTTGTATCAACCTTGACCCAAGCACATACGCAGTTGATACCAGTCAATCCAACAAAAACAACATTTACAACATCAATGTTTGGGGTCAAGTAAATTTCTTTGCTGATGCGAGTATTACAACAGCCAACAGAACATTAAATGGTTGCACTGGAACTGTGACTTTTAGACTTGAGCCAGCAACAGCATTTTTTGGTTATGAACTGCGTAATGGCACATCTGTATTCAACATGAGTTGCAACACCAGTGGGGTTACTTCTAAATTTGTATTGGCTAATACATCGTTAAACTACGACACATCTGCTTTTCCGTACACTTTTGCTAGTTTTTCAGATGGGTACAACGCAACTGGTACGCAGAACATCTCATTCAATGGTTTTAAAACTATTGCCGCCGCTTCTGTTGCAAACGACACTCTCTTTTTAAATACTTCAACTGGCAAACTGTCTTACAAAGACAGCACTGGTACAGTAAACGCTTTGTATTAACCCGTACTGGTGCGGCCCACCAGCCTTAATGTGTAGCGGGATAGCTACTCTGGAAACAAGGAAATATCATGTTAGAAAAAATTGAAGTTGTCGATCTGATTGAAGTTGTTGAAAACGGCTCAATTCAAGTTCGCACCAAAATCGCTATCAAAGAAGATGGCGTTGAAATTAGTAGCAAGTTCCACCGGCACGTTGTTGTGCCTGGCGATGACTACAGCGCCGAGGATGCTAAAGTTAAAGCCATCTGCGCTGCGGTTCACACGCCTCAAGTAATCGCGGCATACAAAGCCGCACAAATTCCAGCATAATGCTGAAAACACGTACTGGCGCGATCACCAGGGATTCTATGGAATCGAAAAATGTCAGAAGAAAACCTAGCGGTAGTAGACCCCGCGCCGGAACAGGTAGCAACGGCTGTACCTGAACCTGAAGTTAAAGCGCCGGAAGCAGAAGCACCCAAGACATTCTCGCAAGAGGAACTTGATGCAGCTATTGGAAAACGCCTCGCAAGAGAGCAACGAAAGTGGGAACGGGAACAAGCGCAAAGGACTGCGGAAACGCAAACCTTGAGGGCTCCGGCAGCGCAGTCTGTCGATCAGTTTGAAACGCCAGAGGCTTACGCCGATGCGTTGGCCTATCAAAAGGCCGAACAACTGATCGCGCAGCGCGAAGCGGCCAAGCAGCACTCGCAAGTTCTTGAGAGTTATCACGATCTGGAAGAGGAAGCCCGCGCTAAGTATGATGACTTTGAACAAGTCGCATACAACCCCAAGCTGCCGATTACTGATGTGATGGCCGATACGATTCGGTCTTCGGATGTTGGGCCTGAGTTAGCTTACTACCTCGGAACTAACCCCAAAGACGCAGAGCGTATATCTCGCCTAGCCCCGCTTGCACAGGCAAAGGAAATT